GTCATTCAGACAGGTCAGCTATTTGTTCTACAACGCTGCTGAAGCGAGTGACCGTAACTAAGTTCACGAGATCGTCCGTGCCGCCATTTCACGTAGGCGAGACGCAGAGGGAAGGAGGTGCGTGCACCGGCTAGACAGTTAGCAACTCTGTCTAGAGAGGGGGGAGGAGGGCAAGTGTATGGCTGGCAAACCATGCAGATACTTAGCGTTTAGATCATAGTCAGTCTTAAAGATCTTGTTGGTCGCGCTAGATGCGTAATGGCAACCATAGCCCATATGGGCAAAGTCGTTATCCATTTGCGAAATCTCGTGCGGTGTCAACAGGTATCTCTTGTAGACTTCCTCTGAACATACGCTAAAGTGATCATCACTGTCCTTTGTAGAGACCTTTAACCCTATTCTATTATTGGAAGCGTTCCGAAGCTGCTTTTCCAATTTAGATGTGAGTTTATGGGTCAATCCTCCTTTACAACATTCCTTCATGCTTTCCATGAGCGGAAAGTGGGCCCGGGGATAGGCTCCCTGCAATAAACTGGCCTGTTGACGCTCAACTTTAACCTGTAACGATTCCCCTTTTGTGCCGATGAAGTCTCCCTTCGCCGTCCCACTCAGGCGTAAAAGCACGCCTAGGTTAAGGAGGGGTCGGAGTTTTCCATCAGTATCAAAAACGGGGGAATGTTTTAGGAATTGTAGTTGGTGCCAATCAGAACAGTCGATACAGGTTACTATGTACCCGGCCTTCTCTGCCGCCATTATAACATCTTCTTTGCAGTTAATCTCGGTCTCGGAAATAGCGAGACCAATTAGCTGGCATGCAAGATTGTTTATGGCGGTGGTGATTGTGGATCCACTATATAACCGAGGTTCTTTTGGTTTAAGTGTTACCTTACGTCGTCGATTGTACAAATCAACAACGGTGATGGGCTGCTCACATTGCTTCACAAGTTTTCGGGCGTCTTCTTGAAGACGTTCCGGATGTATACGAACGTATGCATCAAAAAGTGCGGCGGTGTGTGAGGCATCACAGGAGGAAATATCCACATTGAATCTCAATATCTTACCACTTGTGGTGCGAATGGCAAGACATGAGTCGTCAGAGAAGTAGACGAATGAAAATCTCCCAGGTGGGGAGATAAGACGTTCGAACACACCAGTGAGGGCGCTGACCGAAGGTTCTTTACAGAACTCGATCGTGCCCCCATTGATGTGTATTGGTTCTCCAAACATTGCCTTCTTCGTGAAGTCAGCTAGTCGAAAACCCTGCAGAGAAGCTGGGCAACCCAGGTCTCCAATGCAGCGAATGGTCTTATTTGGCTTAGCAATCTCAAAGATCTTGACCTTGTAGAGTGCATACTTGCCAGGTATATTCCATACGTCATTAAAAAGAACGTTGTAATCCTCAATGTCCTTCCACGACACGATGCGTAGGTCCTTCTTATCATGCGGATCAGCGTGATGTAAGATGGCCTCCTCGAGTATAGAACAGCATTCAGCATAATAAGAATCATAATCCCTCCGAAGGTGGTTAATGAAACTCTCATGCTCAGCTATAAATACTTTTTGTTTGTCGCGGAATCCTTGCTCGGCTCCAGGGATCTTGGGGAGTCGAGACTTCGTCAAACGTGTAACACCGGCAGCGAGGTTGCTAGTCTCTCTGGCATATATGTTTCCGTTATGACTCGCACAGGGTCCGGCCCTAGTCATATAACTACCATCACGCTTGCATGATAGTCGTTCAATGGCCGTGGGCTCAGGGAACTGCACTAATCCCTCTTTGGTAAAGAAGTTCTTACCCTTCTCGAT